GTCATCTACTGGCCGAGCGGCAGGCCCGCGGCGTATCGGGTGATTACCGGAGACGACTCGCGGGCCTTTAAGGACGTTCCGGCGAGCGACATCATCCACATTTTCGACCCGACCTACCAAGAGCAAGGCCGCGGGCTCCCCGGGTTCACCCATGCTATCGAAGATCTAAAGCACTGCCTCTGCTCCACCGAGGACGAGCGCATTCGTCAGATGATCATCTCGCGCCTGCACCTCATCGAATACAACGAGACTGGCGGGCCGGACATGAGCGATCCGAAGAACGCCCTTGAGACAGTCCAAGAAGCCAGCGACGACAATCCAGAGGTCAAGGTCATCATCGAGAAGCAAGAGGGCGGCAAGGTCTACATGAAGGCCGGGAGCGGCGCGAAGCTCGAGCAAGTGAAGCACGAAAGCCCGGGTGAAATCTGGACCAATTTCCACAATCGCCTGAACTCGATTGCGATCAATGGCTTTGGCTGGACCGAAACCCTCCTTGGAATGCCATCGGGACAGGGAACCTCAGAGCGCGTCGGGGTGCTCAAAGCTCGTCGCGCCATTACCCAGCGCCAATCGCTCATTTTCTTCGCCGCCCGCCGCGCGATCTCATGGGCCTACTCTGTCTTTCGGGAGAACGGACGCGTGCCGTTGCTAGATCACCCGATGGCGTGGGACTTCACCTATCCGCCGCGGCTGACAGTTGATGATGGCCGGGAAGCTGCCGCCATGCGCGATAATTTCCGCATGGGCTCGACGAACCTTTCCGACCTTCTGGAGGCTGAGGGGAAGACCTACGAGGAGCACATCGACAAGCGTATTGCCGAGGTGGTCTACCGCGAGAAGGCGCGCGCTGATGCCGAGAAAAAGCACGGCGTGAAGATCGAGGCGCGAGACCTCGTGATGCTTACCCCGAACGAAACTGCCGAGGCCGGCATCGGCCCAAGCAAAGATCAACCCGCCAAAGAGGAGGAAGAATGAAGAACATCACCCCAAACACCTCGCAGCTTCGCATGCTAGCCACAATGAAGGGCCAGCAGTGGGCAATCCGTCCCGATGCCGTGCAGGAATTCGCTCTTTCCGCTCTGGAGCTGGCCGAAAATGCCAGCCTGCTAGACAATCCCGACTTCCACACCCAGCGGCTCCCAATGGGCATCGATGCGGATGGTATCGCGCACATCCAGATCCGCGGAGCCCTGCTCAACAAGGTCGGTCAAATCTACGAACGCAATGGACTCGCCACCGCCTACTCCACCGTCATCCGGGAGACTGAAGCCGCCGTTGCTGAAGAAGCGAAGGGGATTCTCTACTATGTCGACTCCCCCGGCGGAACTGTTGCAGGCGTTGTCGAAGCAGGTCAGGCAATCCTCAATGCCAGGATTCCAACCGCGGCCTTCTGCTATGGCCTCTCGTGTTCCGCGGCCTATTGGCTGACGAGCGGCACGGGAATGATCGTGGCGGCTCCGTCCGCGCAGGTCGGAAATATCGGCGCGATCCTCTCATGGGCTGACTGCGATGCTTTCTGGGAAGGCATGGGCGTGAAGTTCAAGGCGCTGGTGAGTGAGGGAGCCGATCTCAAGGCAACCTTCCACCTCGAGCCAGACGCAACGCAGATCGAATTCCTTCAAGAGGGCATCGACGAGGCTGGGCGCTTGTTCCGTGAGCACGTTGCTGCGGGTCGTTCCGCCGCGGCTGGTGACGTTCTCAACGATGAGGTGTGGCGCGCTGGCTGGTATTCCGGTGAACGCGCTGAGTCGCTCGGCTTGGTCGACTTCATTGGAGGCCCGCACATCGCAATTCAAGGGCTGCTAGGTCAGATCAAAAAAACTGCGTGACATTCAGCGGCTCGTGCTGACACCGCCGCACATGGGTCTATTCACATCCCGTGCGGATCTCGAAGCGAAGATCGCCACTCTGGAAACGGAGAATGGCGAGATGGCGTCGGAGATCGAACGCCTCGAAGGCGAGCTGACCAACGCGACTGCTGATCGTGACGCCGCTCGCAAGGTTGCGGCTGACGCGCCTGATGCGGACGCAGTGGCCACGCTCACCAAGGAACGCGACGAAGCAAAGGCCGAAGCTACCGCCGAGAAGATCGAAGCGAAGGCAATCGCACTTCTGAATTCCGCGGAGTCGTCCGAGGCCGTCCAGAAGATCATCGCCTCCCGTGTCACCGAAGAACTCGCGAAGGCAGGGCAACCAGAGGCAGTGAACAACGCGGAACATCAAGCCAGCTCCGTGAAAACCATCACCCGCGCAGAATTCAACGCACTCGGGCACTCCGAGCGGGATGCCCACATCAAGGCGGGCGGAAAGATCACCGACTAACAATTTCAATCTGACCAACTATGGCCAACAACATCACTCTCACCGGGTTCACCGAGCTGCTCTATCAGGCTCGTGACATGGTAGCCGCAGAGCCTTGCGGCTTCGTCAATTCCGTCATGGTCAACAAGGACGGTGTCGAGCGCGTTTCCCTCGGCGGAACCGTTCAATCCTTCCGAACGCCAGTCCCTACACTGAACACGAGCTTCACTCCGGCGATGACTATCCCGGATGGTGACGACCAGACCCTGACCGTCGACACGATGACCATCGGGCAGGTCGCCAACGTGAAGATTCCGTTTAAGGGCGAGATCGTCCGGCAACTGGAGAACACTGCTGGCCGAGAAGCCGTGGTGAACGACATGTTCGCTCAGGCGTTCCGCAAGATCCGCAACACGATCGAGGCACACATCGGCACTGTCGCAAAGAACGGTTCGAGCCGCGCCACTGGCACCGCAGGAACCACCCCCTTCGCGAGCAATCACAACTCGGTCAATGCTGTCCGCCAGATCTTGGTTGATAACGGCTGCCCCGTGGAAGACGGCACCGTTTCGCTGATCATCGACACACTGGCTGGCACCAATCTCCGCAACCTTACGAACCTTTACAAGGTGAACGAGGCCGGAAACTCCGACCTTCTCCGACGCGGTGTCCTTCAGGATATTTCCGGTATCATGATCAAGGAGTCGGCTGGCGTTGCCGCCCACACCAAGGGAACGCTTGGTGGATCTCCAACCAGCGCCGCCGCTGGATTCGCCCTTGGCGCAACAGACATCACCCTCACTGCTTCTGTCGGAACCGGCACGATCGTTGCTGGCGACGTTCTCAGCATCGCAAATGACACTGCCAACACCTACGTCGTGAAGAATGGCGTAGCGGACGCGTCAACTGCTGCAACCCTGACCATCAATCAGCCTGGTCTCCGCAAGGCGACCGGCGCAAGCACACGAGCCCTCACGCTCGCAGCGAACTACACTGGCAACGTCGCCTTCCACAAGAACGCGATCGAACTGGTGATGCGCGCTCCGTCTATGCCTCAAGGCGGTGACGCCGCTTCGGACCGGATGACCATCTATGATGAAAAGTCCGGCCTCGTTTTCGAAGTCGCTCTCTACCTCGGCTACGGGATGAACATCATCGACATCACCACCTTCTACCAAGCGAAGGTGTGGAAGCCGGAGTTCGTCGCCACGCTCCTTGGTTAATCTCTCGCGTCAGTGCATCATGGTTGTCGGCCCCGCCCTCAAAAGGGGCGGGGTTCTTCTTTACGCTTATGTCACGTCTCACAGATTTCGCGCAGTCCCAGTTCCGAGAGGCTAGAGCCATCATCGGCAGTGAAACCGTGTCGATCGCTGGTGGCACCGCGCTTTCTGCGGTGCTCAACGAGGCCGATCGCTCGCGGAACTACGAGGGCACCGGCTGGGATCAGGTGGTCTCGCTCGATGCTGTGGTTTCCTCTGTGGATTGGGCCGCAGACTACCCTGAACACGATGGCGTCTACTTCGGCAAAACGGCCACCGCGCGCGGTCAAACATTCCGCGTCGGCGGCATCCGCCACGGTCAAGGCTTCGTCACGATCCGCCTCACCTCCGAGAAAAAGGGCGCATGATCACCGCGCAATTCGACATGGCCAAGCTACGGAAGTCGCTCGAAAAGGCGGCATCCAACTTCGGGGAGACCAACAAGCAGGCCGTCGCTCGCTGGGGCGTTCAGACATGCCGCGAGCTAGCTGTGTCGACACAGGTATTCGGCAAGGG